ACTGCCGCCGCAGCGCGGACATAGATCAGGCTGGCGCTCATCCTCCCCCGTCGCTCCGGTGGGTATAGAGCGCACCTTGGCGTTGTGCTGCGCGTTGGCCTGGGCCTCCTCGAAGCCGCGCCAGTACGCTGCCTGCTCGGCGGCGGTGTTGCCGGTGCGCTCCCGCGTGGGGTCGGCCGCTACGGAGCAACCCGTGGCCTGATCAGCGGTGATGAATTGGTCTTCGTGTGCAGATTGCGTCATTTCAGGCTCCGGTGGCGCGCGCGGCGTCAAGCTCGGCGCGGATCTGGGTTTGCAGAAGAAGGTCGGTCTGGTCGTCAGGGTCAGCGGTGGCCATGGCGCGGCGCAGGGCGGGCATGGTGGTGGCCAGGCCGGCCATGGTTTCGGCGCGGATGGGCACCAGGTACTTCAGGGCGATGTGCAACTCACGCAGGGGCTCCAGCGGCAGGGCGCGGTCGTGCCGCGTGCACCACATTTCGAAGTGCCAGATAACGCCCTCAATCGCGCCGGCGGACTCGTACCATTTGCCGTCGCCCGCGCGGAACTGAGGGATGCCCCGGGCGTCGGTGTGCACGGTGCCGTCCTGGTTGATCTGGTCGATGATTGCCTCCAGCGGGCGCAGCACCAGGTCGGTGGCGACGAGCATGGGCGCGCGGATGGCGCGGGGCCGGTACTGCTTGCGGCGGGGCTTGCGGGCGTGGGTCATGGTTTCACCGACACGATGTAGCCGTCGCCCTTGCAGCACTCGCACACGCGCACGCTGCCGGGCTTGATGTACGACAGCACCAGATCGATGAAGCCGTTGATCTTGGATTCCAGATCGGCCCAGTTGCTTCCGGACAGGCCGCGGGTGACGATATCCGCGCTCTTCGCATAGCTGGACGACCCAGAAGCGAGCTCCATAATCTTGAACTCGGATTTGGTCAGCGTGCGGCGCACCGTGCGGCGACCCACCTTGTATTCGCTCTGCTTCGGCTCGTGGTGCATGTAGCCCATGAGCGTGACCGTTCCGATATTGCGATGGTCGGTCACAACGAAGTCGCCGCTTCGTTCGCGCGCCGCTTCTACCAACGCGGTCGCCGCACGCCCGAACAAGGCATTGCCATCAATGGTGACCGGGTGCTTGTGCCACGTCTCGGGGTACTCGCGCAGGCTGGCGGGGAATTCGACTTTGATGTCCTCCGGTCTGGCCTTCGGGGCGCAGTTTCGATCAACGACGATGAATTCGAGCGGTTGAGGATCGCGCTGGACCTGCTGGAACTTCTTTTCGTAGAAGACAGATTTGTAGACCGCCGTGGGGTCGGCGGGCGTGTAGTGGTCGTCTTCGTCTTCGTCGTATTCGTAGCGGAAGGCGTCGGCGTCCAATTCAACCGGGAACGTGGTGACGTCGCGATACTCGGGCTTCAGCACCCATCCGACCAGCTCATTGACCGGCGCACTGACGCGCGCGAGCGTCTGGATGCTGCCCTCGATCATGAGCCACATGGCGTTCCCCGGGCAGGATTGCGCGACGCCAGCGCAGCCGTTCACCAGCACGCTATCCGGGTTCATGGAGTGGTAGCCGTTGCGGATGTACGACGTGCCTTCGTGCTCAAGGATGATGATCTTGTCGCTCATGGTCTTCTCTGTATAGGTGGCCGGCGGGCAGCGTGGGGCGGACGTGAGGGTCCCGCCGCCGCACCGGCCGGAAGGGTTATTCCAGGTTCAGGCCCAGGGTCTGCTGCTTGTCGACAGCGGGCGTGATGCTGATCGTGATGTCGTTGCCCAACACTTCGTACAGCTTCTTGACCTGCTCGCCGCTCGGGTGGCACTTCACGCGGAAGGTGGTGATCACGCTGCCACCTTCCATCATTTCCACTGCAAACCCGTCGACGTCGGCCGTGTCCAGCTCGATGTCGGAAGCTCCGCCCAAGCCGAAGCCGATCACGACCGACGCCCCGATGAGCTCATGCTTGAGACGGATCTTCTCTATCAGGTCGCCGAAGCGGCGCACCGTCAGCGCATCGCCCACGGGCATCTCGCCCTGGTCCGGGGATTCCTCTTGCTTGTAGAGAAACGGGCGCAGCACCGGGTGAAACTCGGACAGCACGTTGTTGCTATCTGTGAAGCTGATCTTCAGGTCGGCCGCGCCCGCAGGCTCTTCGCCGTGGCGCTCGGTGCGCACGTTGATGTGCGCCAGGGTTGCGGTTTGCTCGGTGATCGAGAACATGCGGGATTGCTCCGTAGGTTGTGCTGCTGGGGAAGGGTTAGGCGGCCAGGCGCTTGAGCTGCGCCACCAGGTCATCGCGCTCGGCGAGAAACTGCAAGACCGCCTTTTCGTGGTCGGCCAGTTCCTCGGCGGTGGGGGTGTAGCGGCAGACGAACAGTTGCAGCTCTTCCGGGAAGCGCGGATCGAACGACACGAAGTCGGCGAACGCGGCGCCGGTCACCCACACGTTGTGCAGGCATTGCGGGCGGTACTGATCCGGCACGACCCCGGCTTCCAGGTAGCGGATGTGCGTGGTGCTTTTCGGGCACTTGGCCTCAAGCACGCCGGTGCGACCGTCTTCCACGAAGAGGCCATCGACGCTGCACCCCGCATCCACATCGGGCAGGTACATGAAGCCGCTCTGGATGGCCACGTTGCCCGACTTCTCTTCGTAGGCCATGCGGGCGAACGGTTCCTGGTCAATGCCCCACTGCATTTCCTTGCTGACGTATTCGATGGCAGCGGGCATGCCCGTCAGCACTTCGATGGCCAGTTCGAATTTGTAGTCGGCGCGTTTGGTAGACCATTCCTTCTTGGCGGTCTTGGCGAGCATGTCGAATGCTTTCGAGCCAGTCACCTTGCCGCAGCGGTCCAGCAGCCAGCCGTCGCTGCCCTGTTCGTGGGGGGAGAGGATGTAGCGGTTCATTCCTGAGTACCTCCTTGGTCATCGCGGCCGAAGCCGTCGTCAGGGTCGGACGCGCGGTGCGGCTGCTCGTCGATGGTGTTGCCGTCATCCGGCGGGGTTTCGGTGGGCACCGCTTCGCCGCGCAGCACCGAGCCGCGTGCGGCCACCGCCGCCTTGAAGGCGTTGTAGGTGTTCATGTCCTTGGTGGCGCGGACCTCGCCCAGGCCGTCTTTCCAGACCTTGGCCAGTTCGTCGGCATCGCGCGCGGCTTCGACCTTCTTGCGCAGGCGCGGCAGCAGATCGGGGTCAACAGCGGGGGTATTGCTGTCGCTGAAATTTATGCCTTCGCCGCCATCGGTGTTCAGGTGGTGAATGGCTTGGTCCAGGCGCTCAGTCTTGGGCCAATACTTGTAGGCCTGCTTCACCACTGTCTTTTTCACCATCTCGCCTTCGTCGGTCTTCCAAGGGCCCTTATTGCCAGCCTTCCAGGCCTCGGAGCGGTCGCGGATGGCGTACACGTCGGCGATGCTCATGGTGTGCGTCAGGTAGTCGCCGTCGGCGGTCTTGACCACGACATACACGCCGATGAGCGCGCCGCGCTGCGTCGAAAACGGGTTGAACGTGTGCGTCGGCGGTGCGTCGTAGCCGTTCAGTGCAAAACCATCGTTCTCGTGCACCAGCGCGGCCTGCGCCCACTTGATCGAGCCAGTGGATACGGCAAGGTCGATCAGGCCCATGTAGCTGATTTCGAGGTAGATCTTGTTCTTGCGCGGCACCAGGTAGGCCTGCTTCTTTGCAGGGTTCAGGCTGATGCCAATGGCCGCCACGTTGTTCACGGCGTTGACTACCGCTTGGCGGTCGTTCATGGCCGCCTTCAGCGTGTATTCGTTGTTTTGCAAAACCTGGATGGCGAACCCGGCTTCCTTTTCGAAGCTGATGTTCTGGTCGGTCAGCACAGCCGCAAACGACTCTCGGGTGCTGTAGATGTCCTGGGTGATGACGGCGAGGTTGTTCATGTCGGCCTCAGAAGGGCAGATCGTCGGTTTCAGGCACGGGCGTGGTGGCCTGTTCTTCCGGCACTTCCACTTCTTGGACTTCCACCCCCGGCGACATCAAGCCGCGATTCCACTCGTCGGCGCGGATGTCGGCGTCGTACCGGTCTGCAAACAGTTCGTCGACGGGCAGGCCCAGCACCTTGCCGATGACCTTGAACCGCTTGACCATCGTGGGCGGGGCAGGCACTTCCACGGTCATGGAGTAGGAACGCAGCGACACGCGCACCACATTGCCGTCCGCGTCCGTGAAGGTGACGCCATTGACCGACTTGTCGGTGATGTCCAGCTCAGCCTTGATGCCGGCCAGCTTGATGTCGGAAGATTTCTTGACAGTGATAAATTGCATGGTGGTCTCTCAGGGTTGACGCGCGGCCACGGCGGTCTTGCCGCAGCCTTCGCAGGCGGTGAGGGTGGATTGGGCGTCAAGCGTCGGGCCCAGGACGCAGGCCATGAAGACGCCGACGCAGAGGGCAACTGCACCGATCAGTAGGTCGCCGTGGGCGCGCAGGAGGCGGATCATTGGGCACCTCGGGCTTTGTTGATCGTGGCGCGCGCGTGGTCGACCGCGTCTTGCAGAACTTTCCGTTCGCCAGCGTGAGGGACGCCAACAGCGCACGCGCCGACAATCATGATTTCCAGCGCCTCCAGCCGTTCCGGCGCGGCGGCGATCAGCGGCCGGTCGCACACGGCGATGGATTCGGCGATCAGGTGGCCGCCGTAGGCTTCGACGTGGTCGTTGTCCAGGCCGGCATTGACCGGAACATCCGCCACGACAGCACCATGGAATTTGCCGATGCGCCACGGCCCGGGCGTGTGTTTCGTTGTCATGCTTCGCTCCACGGATCAAAGCGGACGTGCAGGCGCGAAAAGAAGTCGCCCAGACGGCCCAAGGGGTAAGCGGCGCACAGGCCGCACAGGGTGAAGAGGGCGAGGGTCATTTGCGCGACCTCCAAGCGTCGGCGACGGCCTGCACCAGCAGCACCACGCCCAGGATTGCGAAGGCGATCACAGGTAGGCCTCCAGTTCGTCCGGGTCCATTTCGGCAAGCTGACGATTGGCCAGGCCTTCGATGCAGTTGCCCAGGTGGCCGGCCAGAAACTTGCCCACGCTCGGCACGCTGGCGCCAATCAGCAGCACCAGCAGCACCGCGCCCTGGTTGTCAGCCAGCTCGTTCATGAGGTGTTCCACCCAGTCGGCAGCCGTCAGGCCGAAGGCGCTGGGCTCTTCGTTGGCCAGGCAGGCAACGACTGCGGCGACGGCCTGCGGCTGCGTCACGGTCGGCGCGTCTTCGTTCGCGTCGCACTCGTCGCGCAGGCGCGCTTGCTTGCGCATGAGCGCGTCCATCAGTTGAGCGTGATAGGCACCCATGGCATCAGTTCCGTGCGTCGCCAGCGGCAACCTGGTGCGCAACCTTCGCCGCCAGATTCCCGTAGTGCGTGGCCGGATCGTCGGCAGTCTTGACCGACGCAATGTCGACAGTGGCGGTGCGTACCTCGTCCATCCACAGGTACCCCGGCGTTTCTTCGTACTTGGCCAGCACGCGGGCGTCAGCTTCCGATTCCGCGTGGACCGTGATGGTCTGCTCACTGATGCGGGTCTCGGTCCGGCGCATCACGACTTGGTAAGGCTTGCGGTTCATGGTGGTCTCCTAGCCCCTACCGGGGCGGGTGGGGTGGAGTCAGGCGATGCGCCTGCGGCAGGTAAAACACATCGGATCAGCCGCGATGACTTTTGCGTGTTCGATGGCAGTGATCGGCACGGTGTCTTCGTAGACATAGGTGCCGCAGTCAGGGCAACTCCAGCGCAGCTTTGCTTGCCCCTCATGGCTCAAGATGACGGTGCCGGGGATGGTGGCTGCACCATCGACCAGTCCCAGGTCCTGGTTCCTTGAGAGGGAGTCGCAGCCAGCACATTGATGGCAGCCAGACATTTCCCGGCCGGTGAAGTCGAACGACCGGCCGGTTTGAACGCTCGTCGTGCAGGCAAGGTGCTGAGCCGCGCGGGCCATGAAATAGGCGCTGTTCATGCCGCCTCCAGACGACGGGCGGCCGCAGAAGCAATGGCCTGATAGCGCAAGCCTCTGGCTCGCTGGTATTGAGCGCCGCGCGTATTGCCAATGCGTTCAAGATTGGCCGCACCGCGCAGGCACACCCGAGCACGGGCCGACAGGTCGTCGGAGAGGTTGTGCAACTGAATCAGGCGGTGCGTGCTGAACATCCTGTTCTCCCAATTGCTCACCGGGTGGTGAGTGCATGGGAGGAATTATGCGCAAACGAATAGCACGAGTCAATACGAAAACGAATAAATAATTCGCAAGGGTATTCCCGAGTGCGAAAAAAAACCCGCAATGTGCGGGTTGTTTCGGTCCAGCAGGCTCAGCGTGCCGCGTAGATTAGAAGGCCTAACAGGAGCGCTGCCACGACACTCAATCGGGATCGAATCGCGGCAAGCAATTCTCGGTAGTCAATGGGTGCCGCCTGCGTTGGTGCCGGTCCAGAAGTGACAGATGGCCCTTCTGATTTGCGTGGCTCCTCTAGGAAGAACCGCGCCTCGTGAAGGGCGAATCCAAACCCGGCGTCCTCGTTCAAGATGATGCGTGTCGGGTACCCCTCCGCGATCGTAAAGGGGCGCTTTTCCTCAGTGAAAAAATCATCGCTGAAAATCGCAGCAACGTTGGCATTGCGACCAATGCCGTCTGCTATTCGATCAAAGGCGGCAGGGGCGAGGGCGCCGTTGATGGAAATCGGCAACGGCTCCCCTTTTCGGGGGTAGGCGTGGATGATGCCCACTTCACCCGGAGTCTCTACGCGGGCCAACTTCACCTCGAATTCGTCGATTATCTCGCCTGTCGAAGTCTCGAATACCGAGGATCTGCGCTCGTAGCTGCCGCGGAAAAACAGGAACTCCCGAGACTCATGCTGAGTGCTTGACTCGACGATGTACCGCTCCGGCGTAAGGGTTAGCGTGATGCTAAACATGGTCAGAAATCCTCACTGCGCCAGACCTTCAGGACTCGGCCGAAGACCTCAAAGTCCATGTCGGCGTCGACAACCCATGGCTCGTAGGCCTTGTTCTCGGAAATGGCGGTCAGGCCCCGCCCGGGGATGCGCTGAAGACGCTTGATGAATCCCTCGTCGCATACGCGGAAGAAGTAGACCGCGTCATATTCGACCGTGGTAATGCCACGGTCCACCAGCAACGGATCGCCCGGATTGAACATAGGCTTCATGGAATCGCCAAAGCCAGTCACGATGCATAGGTTGGTCGCTGCGGAGGCTCCACGGACGTTCTTGTGCAGCCATTCCGGGTCGACATGCCAGCTCTTGATCATGCCGGGTTGGTCGCGCAGCTCTAGGCCATTCCCCATCTTTCCCCCTGTGTCGAACTGCGGTATCGGGATGTCCTCGCTTGAGACCACGGACGTCTGAGGCGCGTCCTTCCCGGGCATTCCGCTGAAGATCGCGTCGACCATGTCGGCGCGTGCGCGGTCACTTAGAAAAGCCTCCACCGGCACGCCGTAATGGCGTGCTATGGGTTCGAACGTCGAGACACGCGGCTCGGCCGCCGTACCCGACAGGAAACGGTAGATCGTTGGTTGCGGGACCTTGGCTTTGCGCGCCAAGGAGTTCGCCGTGTCGCCAGCGCGCTCCATGAGGGCCTGCAGAAATTCGCGTGAGTTCATGGCGAAACTATGCATGAATGAATAATTCGATTGGGTATTGCTTAGTTATTCGGAAACGTATAATCTGGCGCCCATGGACACCGCTACCGATCTCATCAAGCGCATTCGCGCCTCCGGAATGACCCAGTCGGAAATCTCACGACGAACGGGTATCCCTCAACCGCGCCTGTCCCGTTGGGAAGCTGGAGCGCCGTCGGCAGGGGCAAACGATGCCTTGAAGCTGGCGGAACTGGCGCGGTCATTGCCGCAGCCTGCCGACCCCGCGCCGGCCCAGCAGGAGGCGGCCTGAGATGGACAGCCGAGACGAAGACATCCAGCGCGCTGCGGCCGTCGCGGCGCGAGGCATGTGGTTGTCGGGTGGGCCGGCCTCTACGGAGTCGGTTGTCCCAGAACCCGCAGAAAGTCGTCCCTCAGACGCTCCACGTACTCCAGAGCCTCGTCGCTGGCGGACGACGCTAGCCAGTGCGGCAGCGCTTTTTCGTAGGCGGCCATCATGACATTTGCCGTCGCGGCCTTCTGCTCTGGCGTGAGTGCTCCCAAGGCTCCGAACAGCAGAGCGTGGTGCATTCCAACCTGCGCGCGGGTCAGTTGCATTTCTGCTCGTAGGGCCTGCAATTCCTTTTCCATGCCCAGCTCCTTTTCCGAGAACGGTTCGTGTGAGAGCAGCCAGTTTAAGGGGGAGGGGCAGGGCGCCCAAATCGATGCCCATAGCTCAGTGCACCGTCGCGCTATCGCGCCCATCGGTCGCCCATGCCGTGCGGTCACGCTCAGCGCGCAGCTCATCAAAGATATCCAGCACTGCCTTCTCGCTGGGGTCCGCAAAGGCCCGGCGGGCGATGTCCTGGGCGTGCTGCAGAAGCTTTTCGGTCTCGGTCATTTCGGTTCGCATCGTGTTGTTGATGCGAAAAATTTTGGCCCGAGGCCACCCTGTAATTCATCTTGTAACTCGATGAATTTTTCCTACTAAGCGAAGAGAAATGCACACCCATCCCGCAGTTGTTTATGGCGCTAGTACCCCGACGGCGCCCGCCGGAAAGAGGTTCCTGCCGCCGTCGACGGTTGCCGCGTGCAGGACTTTCCGCGAGGCCGTGCGCCTTGCCTGGGACCATCGGACCCGCCCCAACATGACGCAGCGCAGCCTGGCCGAAGAGTGCGACTTGTACGCGCCCCACGTCAGCAGCTACCTGCACCCCGAACCGTTCGACGAGAAGAACCGGCCGCGACTGAACCTTCCCGCCGACCGCATTGATGCCTTTGAAGAGGCTGTGGGCAACCACGCCATTCGCCAGTACCTCAACCATCTAGGCCGGCTGACGATCATGGAAGAAGTCATCGCCCAGAGGGCCGCATGACATATGAGCAAGCCCTTGCGATCGCCAAGCGCGCGTTCGAAGAAGAGCTGCGCCGGCACAACTGGGACCGCGCCAAGGCCTACGAGGAAATGATGCTGCGCGAGGACCTGAACCCCCAACTGCGTGAGGCCTTTCTGGTGATCGGCCGTCACACCGCATTTTCGACGAGACACTGATGCGCCAGCGCTTGCACAACCCTAAGTCATTCCTGCTGTACGGGGAAAGCCAGCTGGCCGCCATTCAAGCGCTGCTGCCCAACCTGCCGCTGGACCCTGACGAACCCCTTGAGGTCGTCGTGCGCGAGCGCGCCAAGCCCCGCAAGATGAGCCAGAACGCCCTGATGTGGGTTGGCCCGCTGGCCGACATATCGGAACAGGCATGGGTCAACGGCCAGCGTTTTAGCGCCGAGTCTTGGCACGAACATTTCAAGCGCGAATACCTGCCCGAGGAATACGACCCTGAACTGTGTCTGGACGGCTATGTGAAGTGGCAGATCACCCCGCGCGGCGATCGCGTGCTGGTGGGCAGCACCACGGGCCTGACGGTAAAGGGCATGGCCCAGTACCTGACGCAGGTGGAGGCCGCCGGCGCGGAGCTTGGCGTGGAATTCCGCACGCGGGAGGCCCGGCCATGAAAAAAGCCGAGATTTCGGCACAGGGTCTGCGCAACAGTTCTCTCATGAGATCCGCGCCCCTGACCCGCAAGACCCCCCTCAAGGCCACCACCGGCCTAGCTAGAACCCCATTCAAGCGCCGCGCGCCGAAGAAGCGCCCGGGCTACCACGAACCCAAGTACCTGGCCGCATGCCGCGGTGAACCTTGCTACCTCCAGATCCCGGGCGTGTGCCGCGGCGAGTGCGAGCGCGACACGGTCGTGCATTGCCACGCCAATTGGAGCGCCTACGGCAAGGGCATGGGCATCAAGGCCAAGGACATCTACACCGTTCCCGGTTGCTTCAGGTGTCACCAGTGTCTGGATCAGGGTTTCAGCCTGACCGATGACCAGAAGCGCGCGGCCTGGGAATGGGCTTACAACTGCTGGCTGCCTGTGCGCGCCGCAAAGCTACAGGAGGCAGCATGAAGCGCCCGTCATTCCAGTTTTACCCGGGCGACTGGACCGGGAACAGCAACCTGCGCCGCTGCACACACGCCGAGAAGGGCGCATGGTTGGACGTGATGTGCCTGATGCACGACCAGGAGGAATATGGCGTCCTTCGCTGGCCCCTCAAGGAGATCGCGCAGGCGGTTGGATGCCCGGTGTCTCTGCTGAAGTCCATCGCTGCAAAGGGCGTCATGAAGGGCGATGACAAGCGCGTGGAAGAGGGCTTCGTCTACACGCCGCGCAGCGGTCGCAAAGACGGCGAACCCATCACCCTTGTGGCCTCCCAAGATGGTCCGATCTGGTATTCAAGCCGCATGGTGAAGGACGAGTATGTCCGCACCATTCGTGGCGAAGGTTCGCGCTTTGGTGATGGCAATGATGATGCACCAAAGAAGACACCAAAGGCTGCTAATAAGCCTTCACCTAAGCCCCCCTTTGGTGACGGCTCTTCTTCTTCATCTTCTTCTTCTCCTTCAGGTAGTTCAGAAGAACCTAGCGGTTCTCCTGACGCTGCCGCGTCGAAACCGGACGCTTCGCCGTCAGGGCTTACCCCGAACGAATCCCTGTTCCAAGTCGCCGTGCCGTGGCTGGTTGCCAGAGGGATGAAAGACGGAAATGCCCGGTCCCTGCTGGGCGGCGCGGTCAAGCAGCTGGGCGCTGCTGGCGCCTGGGAGCTGGCGTCCGAGTGCATGCGTACCGAGGTCATGGAGCCGGGCGCATGGCTGTCCCAAGCCCTGAACGCACGCATTGCTTCTGGGCCGAATCGGCGGCCTGGATCTGGCTTGCCGCCTGCCGACCCGGCGGCCATCAACGCGGAGGCCAAGCGAATGCTCCAGGCGCGCCGCAATCAGCAGGAGGTGATCGATGTCTGACGACGATCTGGACGCTTTCATGGCGCTGCTGGACGACGTGGCCGAGTTGCGCCAGCTGCCCGTGCTGAAGCCGCGCGCCAAGCTGCTGTTCTTCGACGCGGTGCGTCGCTACCCGTTGCAGTTGGTCGAGAAGGCCATCCAGGCCCACCTGATCGACCCCGACGAGGGCAAGTACAAGACGATGATCCAGCCTGCGCACATCGTCGCGCAGATCGAAGGCGCCGCGGCGCGTGACGGTCGGCCCGAGGCGGACGAAGCCTGGGCCATTGCCATGCGCGCCGATGACGAAGCGGTCACGGTGGTGTGGACCGACGAAATCAGCCAGGCGCTCAGCGCCGCACGCCCGGTGCTGGCCAACGGCGACGAGGTCGGCGCGCGCATGGCCTTCAAGGCGGCATACGGCCGGCTCGTCACCAAGGCCCGCAAGGAAATGCGCCCGGTGCGCTGGGTCGCCTCGCTTGGGCACGACGTCGCCCAGCGCGAGGATGCGCTGCACCAGGCGGTCAGCCAAGGCCAACTGCCCGCGCCGCACGTCGCCGCGCTGCTGCCGCCGCCCGCGCAGGTCGCAGGCATGGCAGATGACGACGTCGCCGCCGAGAACATCGCGCGCCTACGCCAGATGGTCGCCAACTCCCTGACGCCCAGCGAGAAGCGCCGCCGCGCCGCCGAAGAGGCCAGCCAGGCAGAGCGCGACCGCCTCGAATCCCTGAAAGCGCAGACGGCGGCGAAGGTCGCCCAGCACCAGCAAGGGGCCAGCGCATGACGTCCTACGCCGAAGCCAGCGCCGCCGCCAGCGGCCACGAACCCCAGGCCTATGGCCTTTGCGCTGGCTTCGGCTGCTGCCTGCCGGGCACGCTCACGATGAGCACCCAGGGCGCGCAGGACTGGCACTGCCGCCTGCACTTCGGCGCGCCGCGCGCGGAATTCGACGACATCAGCGCGCGCGCCCAGAACCGCAAGGCCTTGTTCACCGCCGCGTACTGGCTGGTCAACCGACCCAAGGGCGACAGCGTCAGCCGCAAGGTGCTGGATCGCATCGAAGCCCTGGGTCGCGCCGACATCCTGGCCAGCGCCGCCAAAGCCGAAAAGCTCACCGCCTACCACCTGGGCGCCCACATGCTCCGCGTCCTGGGCGACGAATGCCGCCAGCCCCAGGCGCACATGGGCACCCCCAAACCCGCCGGCCCGACCTGGCTGGATCAAAACCAAACCGAGGAAGCCGAAGCATGACTACACCGAACTTGACCGCCCGGTCTGCTGACGTGGCGCTGGATCCGCTGGCGGGCACTCTGGCCGGCCGCGCGCTGGATGTCGCCGACCCCTGGGCCCAGGATGGCGCCCAAACCAGCATGATCATCGCGGAAACCCGCGCCGATGCTGGATCTGGGGTGGCGCCCTTGCCGGGCGTGAACGTCTGCATCCTGGCGCTGGACTTGGGCACGAAGACGGGCTACGCGGTGCGCCGCCGAGACGCCAAGCTGTTGCACGGGACCGAGGACTTCACGCCGCGCGCGAGCTGGGCGCCGGGCCAGAAATGGCAGCGTTTCCGATCCTGGCTGTCGAGCACGATCACCGAGAACAACGTCACGCAGATCGCTTTCGAGGACGTCAAGCGCCACGGCCCGGGGCAGGTGCTGGCCGCGCATGCCTACGGCGGCTTTCGCGCCATGCTCGAAATGGTGGCCGACCAGCACCGCGTGACCCTCGTTCCCTTTGGCGTGGGGCAGATCAAAAAGCACTGGACCGGCTCAGGCGTGGCCAAGAAGGACGACATGGTGATGCAGGCCACGGTGCGCCGCTTCCGGGTTGTGGACGACAACAACGCCGACGCACTGGCGATCCTGCATCTGGCCATCGCCAGCGAGAAAGGGGAATGGTCCGCACCGGCGGCCAAGCCCAAGCGCGCGCGCAAGGGCGCCGTGTCGCAGGGGCGCAAAGCATGAACGGCTGGTGGATCGTCTTTGGCGGCCTGGGATTCCTGGCCGCATGCGTGGGCCTCGCCATGTGGGGCCACGCCAGCGAATACCGGCGCGAAGCCGAAGAGTACGCAGAACCTGACGAAACGGAGATCCGGGCATGACCACCCACGAACAGAAGGACCGCAATGCGGAAATCGTCCAGCGCCGGCTGAACGGCGAAGCCACTGGAGCCTTGGCGCTCGAATACGGCGTGACGGCCACGCGCATAGCCCAGCTGGTTCGCCGACACAAGGAAAAGGCGGGAGAGCGCCCGAACGTCTCCCGCCGCAAGAAGCCGTCCGACGCGGTCCGGCCGCGCCTGCGCAAGGGAGAGCACGGGCTTTGGTACTGCGGTGACGCCGTGCTGACGCGCGCAGGCGAGACGCCCAAGGCCGCATATGACCTGTGGATGACGGCAGCCATCGCGGCCGCCCAGCCCCAGCCGCGCGCGAAGACTGCGCCGGCCGCCGAACCGCTGCCGCCCTATACCGGGCCTGTCACCGTCGTGGCCGGCACCCGGGCCGCACCGCGTGCGCTCGTCATGCCCGCGTCCATGCGTTTCGCCCTGGACCGTGCAGGCCAAGCCCAGAAGCCCATCCGCAGCATTGCCGGAGCCTGACATGGACCGCCTGCTCGACGTCGACGCCTTCCCGGTCGGTATGCGCGTGATCACGCCCACCGGACGGCTGGGCGTTGTTGTCGCGCACAAAGGCGCCGAATCCAAGGGCGACGCGCACGAGCGCTGCATGGTCCGCTACCTGGACCGAGGCGGGCGGGACCGCGCCACCGTCGCCCTAATGCCCAGCCTTCTCAAGCCGGCCAGCGCCGGCCCCCAATTGGAATTCCCGTTCGAGGATCACGTAACACATGCCCAAAAATCCGCTCACGCCTAAGGTTCTCCGCTTCATCGATGAGTACCTGGTGGACCTGAACGGCACCGCCGCAGCCAAGCGTGCGGGGTATAGCGCCAGGTCGGCCAAGGCCATCGCGTTTCAACTGCTTGGCAAGCCTGCCATAGCGGAGGCCATCGCGGCCGCCAAGGCGGACCGCAGCAAGCGGGTGCAGGTCGACCAGGACGCCATCCTGCGCAACCTGCTGGCGGCGGCGCACGCCGACCGCAACGGCTTGACCGAATTCCGCCGCGTCTGCTGCCGCTACTGCCACGGCAAGGGCTTCCAGTACCAGCGCACGCCGGGAGAGATGGCGCGGGACAAGGCGGAGCACGCCCGCCGGGTGGCCGAACACAAGGCGGATGCCAAGAAGCCGAAGCCCGGGCGCTTCGATCCGCAGGGAGGTGTCGGCTACCACAAGCTGCGCGACCCGAACCAGGATTGCCCGGAATGCTTCGGCGAGGGCATCGGCGAGACCTTCATCAAGGACACCCGCAAGCTGGCGCCGGAGCAGCGCGCCATCTTCGAGGGCGTCGAACAGACCCGCGAAGGGCTCAAGATAAAGACCATGGGCCGGGCCGAGGCCAACGCGCTGTTGATGCGGCACGAGGGCATGCTTCAGGACAAGGTCGACCACACCACCAAGGGCGAAAAGCTGCCGGCCAACGCTGAGCCGGCTGTCCTCAACGTGACGATCGGCAAATGAGCGCGCTCGACATCCACCTGCACCCGAAGCAGGGCCTGCTGCTGAAGAGCATTGCCACCGAAATCCTGTTCGGCGGCGCGGCCGGCGGCGGCAAGTCCTTCCTGATGCGCGCCCTGGCCATCATCTGGTGCGCCATCATCCCCGGTCTGCAGGTCTACCTGTTCCGCCGGATCCTGGACGACCTGATCAAGAACCACATCGAGGGCAGCCGCGGCTTCCGCGCGATGCTGGCGCCGTGGGTGCTGACCGGCCGTGTCCAGATCATCGATTCGGAGATCCGATTCTGGAACGGGTCGAAAATCTACCTGTGCCACTGCCAGCACGAGAAGGACCGATTCAAGTACCAGGGCGCGGAAATCCACGTCTTGCTGATGGACGAGCTCACCACATTCACCGAGGTGATCTACCGGTTTCTGCGCACGCGGGTGCGGATGACGTCCATAGCCGTTCCCAAGGAGTTCGCCGGCATGTTCCCGCGCATCCTGGCCGGCTCCAACCCGGGCAACATCGGCCATGGCTGGGTCAAGGCCGCATGGGGGCTGGGCCGCGACGGCGCGCGCAACGCCATGGAGGTTTGGCGCACGCCGGACGAAGAGGGCGGCATGCTGCGGCAGTACGTGCCCGCCAAGCTGGAGGACAACCCCACCATGGCCCAGGACGACCCGCTGTACCGCGCGCGCCTGCGCGGCCTTGGGTCCGCGGCGCTGGTCCGTGCCTTTGAACAGGGCGACTGGGACGCCGTGGCCGGCTCCTTCCTGGAGGGCGTCTTCGACCCGGACCGCCACATCGTCCAGCCGTTCACTATCCCGCACACCTGGAAAGTGTGGCGCGCCATGGACTGGGGCTTCGCCAAGCCCTACAGCGTGGGCTGGTGGGCCCTGTCGAACGATGGCGTCTATTACCGGTGGCGGGAGCTGTATGGCTACGGCGGCAAGCCGGACGTTGGCAGCCGCGAAGAGCCGTCAGCCGTGGCGCGCCGCATCAAGGAAATCGAGACCCACGACGAGCGCCTGGGCTACGAGTACCGGCAGAACATCGCCGACAGCGCCATCTTCAGCGAAACAGGCACGGAGACCATCGCCCGCGCCTTCCGCCATGGCGGTGTCGCCTGGCGCGAGTGCGCGAAGGGCAAGAACTCCCGCGTCAACGGCGCGCAGCGTGTGGTCGACCTGCTGATGGCTGACCGGCTAAAGGTGTTCGAATCCTGCAAGCACTGGATCCGGACTGTGCCATTGCTCATGCCGAACCCGACCAGGCTGGAAGACGTGGACACCAAGATGGAGGATCACGCCTGGGACGAAACCCGCTATGCGATCGGCAGCATTCGACGCTCGCCGGATGAGCCAGATCGACAAATGTCCGACGACGACCTGGAACCCACCCAGACTGACGCGGACGGAAATTACCGGATCCATGCGCGATGAACCCAGACGACCTGAACCAGCAGCAAACGGCACCCGAGGGCCAGCCCGGCCAGCCGGGCGAGCTACCCAAGCCGCAGAGCGATGAGCTTGCCAAGAAATGGCGGGACGAGATCGGCCGGGCGCGCAAGCATTGGAAGAAGCTGCACCAGCGCATTGCGCACAACCGCAAGAAGGTGGCCGGCTTCAACTGGGCGCGCGACCCGAAGACCGCCGAATTCATCGACCCGCGCGCGAACCTGATCTTCTCGACCGCCCAGGCGACGCTGCCGAACATCTATGCCCGAAACCCGGACGTTTCGGTGACCGGCGCCTGGCGCAATGGCAACGTGCGCCTGTTCTGCGAGACCATGGAAACGGTCTTGTCCAAGCAGATGCGCAATGCCAAGCTCAAGAAGCGCATGAAGATGTCGGTGCTGGCGGCCATGACCGAGTACTTCGGCATCGTCAAGATGACGTACCAGCGGGACATCCGCAAGGACCCGCTCATCGCTCAGCGCATGAACGACACCCAGGACAACATCGTCCGGCTGGAGGGCCTGATTCAGCAGGCCGAAGACCCTCAGAACCGCCAGGATGCCGAGCTTCGCCGCCAGGAGCTGGAAGAAACGCTCAAGGGCCTGCAGGACAAATCCGAAGTGGTCGCGGCCGAGGGGCTGGTTATCGACCGGGTGCTGGCCGACAACCTGATCATCGATTCCGCGGTGACCGAGTTCGACGATTACGAGGATGCGGACTGGCTGGCGCAGTTGGTGCCGATGAAGCGCAGCGCGGCGCAGGCGCTGTATGGCGTCGACTTGTCGGGCGCGAAGATCTACAAGAAGGACGCCATGGCTGGCGGGCAAGACGGCCGAGAGAACGACGCCAACAAGGGCAGCCTGATGGACTCCATGGCCGGCGCCGGTGCGGCGGCGAAGGACGACGAGGAAATCTGCATCGTCGAAATCTGGGACAAGCGCAGTCAGCTGGTCTACACGATGGCGGACGGCTGCGATTTCTTCTGCCGCGAGTCCTTCTCGGTGGAGCGCGTGGGCCAGCGGTGGTATCCCTTCTTCATCCTGCCTTACGCGGTCACGCCTGGCCAGTTTGTGGCCCCGTGCCTGGTCGATCTGACCGAAAAGCTGCAGGACGAGTACAACGACACCCGCGACAAGTTCGCCGCCCACCGCGAGCTGAACAAACCCGGCTGGATCGGCGACCGCGAGACCCTGGACGGCAAGAACGTCAAGCGCTACGTGGACAGCGTGCTGGGCGAGGTGACGCTGGTGGACGCCGCGGGCAAGCCGCTAAACCAGGTGATCACCGCCAAGCAGCCTATCCCGGTGAACCCGGCGGACTACGACACCGGGCCCATCCGCACGGACTGGGAGCAGGTGACGGGGCTTCAGGATGCGGCGCGGTCTACGGTCGTGCAGCCGAAGACGGCGACCGAGGCCAGCATCATGCAGCAATCGCTGTCCGGCCGCACGGCCGAATTCCGCGACAAGCTGGAAGACCTGATGCAGGAAATGGACGAGTACGGCGCCCAGATCCTGCTGCAGGAGTTGACGCCGGCCCAGGTCGAGCGATACACCGGCCCGCACAAGATGGGCGTCGTGTCGGACCCGATGACCGGCCAGCAGGCCCAGGTGGTGGTCGAACCCGCCTACGACTGGCCCCAAATGGAACGCGACCAGATCTTCGACATGGTCGAGGTCAACATCGTGGCGGGTACGACCGGTGCGCCCGATAAGGCCCAGGGCCAGGAAATCTGGACGAAGGCGTTTCCCGTCATCCAGCAGCTCATCGTGCAGATGATGCAGTTGGCGGCCCAAGGGCAGGACTACAGCCCTCTGGAAGCGTTGATGCGCGAGACCCTGAAACGGTTTGATGACCGTATCGACGTCGACCAATTCATACCAAAGCCTGTCGTGCAGCAGGTCGCGTCTGCGCCAGGAATGCCCGCGGGCCAGGCTGGCGCCGCGCCAATTCCCCCCGGCGGTGCGCCTGTGCCGCCGTCCGCAAACGATCCCATGGCCGCCATTCAGCAGGGCGGCTCTATCCCCGGTGCGCCCGGCCAGGCGCCCGCAATCCCCGCAGTCAGCTAACAGGAGTACCCCATGGACGAAGACCTGATCGACCAACCCGACAATCAACCCGTGCCGGAAGGCCAGGACACCGCGACCGAAGCCGGCACGGTTGACGACGGCGGCGCGCCCGCACAGCCGTCCGCTGCCGCTGCGTTCCTGGACACCATCACCGAGCCGGGCACTGGCACCGCCGAAGAGCAGGCGCAGCGTGCGCGCGATGCCGCGGGCCGGTTCGTCAGTCCTGCGAAGGTCGAAGGCGAACAGCCCGGCCTGGCGATTGCATCAGTTGCCGCAATAGCTCAGCCGGCGGCATCTGCCGCGCCCGCAGCGCCGCGCACGCCCGAACAGGAGGACGCCGAGCTGCTGGCGGGCATCAAGTCCGAACGCGGCCGGGCCCGCGTGCAGCAGATCATTGAGGCCCGCAAGGAGGCAGAGGGCGGCTTGTCGGCTGTGCGCCAGATGGTGCAGGCGGCTGGCATGACCACGGAGACCTTCAGCCAGCACATCGAGTTTTCGCGCCTGGCCAACTCCAGCAACGTACAGGACCTGGAGCGCGCCGCGCAGATGCTGGAGCAACAGCGAACCGAGCTGTACCGCCGCCTGGGCAAGGACGCGCCGGGCGTCGACGTGCTGGCGGACTTCCCGGACCTTTCGCAACAGGTGCAGAACCTCATGATGCCGCGTGAAACGGCGCTTGAGGTCGCCCGGCTGCGTCGTGATAACCAGGCGGTGCAGGCACAGCGCCAGCAGCAACAGCAGGCCGAGCAGGAAACCCAGCAATTCCAGCAGGCTGTGGCCCAGGCGCAGCAATCGCTGGAGAGCTATGTGAAGACGCGCGCCCACGAAATCGACCACCCCGCGCGCATGAAGGCGATCCAGGCCTATTTCGCCAGCCCGCAAAAGATCCAGGAATTCGCGAACACCTACAGGCCGGAACAATGGCCGGCGGCGATCCGCATGCTGTACGACAACATGCAGGTCGCTCAGCAGCGCAAGCCGATGCCCGCGCCGATCAGCTCGCGCGCTGGCGCGCTGGGACGCCCGGCGGCGACCTCGGGCCAATCTGCGCCCGAACGCATGATGTCCGCCATCGACAACATGGGTCTTTGAAGGAATCGACAAAAATCCTTGACGGCATCCAGTGAATCGCATACTGGCATCGCCATGGGTGCTGTGGGGCACGACGGCCCGACCGGAAATCGCGAAAGCTGAGCGCGCGGCCAGCCCGGTCGGGTCCGTCACCTACACCATCCTCATACCGAATTTGTCGCTGTATCGCCGGGGTCGCGTCCGGTAGCGCCACCAGTCCCTTCAAGACGCAGTAAGCCGAGATTCGCGCACGGCAGGAGAGGGCAGGAATACCAGTTTGGCGTGCTGGACCGGTGTGGAAGTTGGCTTCTTGCAACTTTCATATTTGGAGCGACAAATGCCCATCTCCGCTGGCGATCTCGCCTATCTGGGAAAAGTTTCCCTCGACGATTACATGCGCAACACCCCGGTCGATCAGATCGGCGTGGAGCATCCCCTGCTGAAGAAGCTGATGAGCAAGCGCAAGCTGTTCCTCGGCGCTAAGCAGAACGTGGTGGTCAACATCCGCAAGTCCTACGACAGCAATTTCGCGTGGGCCTTCGGTGAAGCGGCCGTTTCGTTCAACACTCGCCAGACCACCGACCAGGCCGCGTTTCCCTGGCGCCGTGCGGTCGACGCCTTCCGCATCTCGTACGACACCCTCTTTGGCAACGGCATCAAGGTCCGCGAAGGCGACCGCGGCGCCTACAAGCTGGAGCAAAGCGAGAAGGTCCAGCTGGTGAACCTGCTCGACGAGCAGATGGAATCCTTCAAGCTCGGCTTCTTCGAGAAGCTGGACCTGGAACTGCACCGCGACGGCACCTCGTCAGCCGATGCTGTGACGGGCCTGGACGGCTTGATCGTCACGGCACCGGCTACCGGCGTGGTCGGCGGCATCGATCGCGCCACGGCCGCCTACTGGCGCAACAACGCGGCCACCGCCATCGCCACCGGTACCGCCGGCGCGCTGGCCGACGCCATGGAAGCGCAGTGGCGCAAGTGCATTCGCAACGGCGGCACGCCCGACTTCATCCTGGCTGGCTCGGCGTTCATCGACGCCTACCGCAAGACGATCACCATCACGCAGAACGCCGAATCGGGCTCCGCCAAGAAGGTGGATGTGGGCGTGGGCACGGGCGCCGATACCGGCCTGTTCTTCAAAGGTGTGCCGATCGTCTGGGATCCGAACTTCGAGACCCTGGACGCCCTCGATGCGCCGGTGATCCCGTGGGAGAAGCGCTGTTACTTCCTGAACACGCGCCACATCGACCTGCGCGACGACGACATGGACATCGTCAACCCCACCCGGCCGCACGACGTGCTGGCGCTGTTCCAAATGATCAACCTGCGCCTGGCGCTGGTGCTCAAGCGGTCCAACGCCCACTCGGTCCTGGCCATCGCCTAAAGCGACGAAACCCCGGCGGCTTCGGCCGCTGGGCTCGCCCTTCAGCAAACCCATCGAGGTACATATGACTCCCGTTATCCACGTCACCATCCGCCGCGACGCCCACACCATCACTCCGGTCGCGGTGTTCCTGCACGAAGTGGCCATCCTGCAAACCATCTTTGGCCAGGAGAGCATCCAGAACAAGGACGGCAAGCTGCTGGACTTGAAGAGCCTGACGGAAGCCGATATCGCCGGCGAAGTCGCTTTGGCGGAAAACGAGTTTGAGCGCCTGGCAGCAAAGTATGGCGCCAACGAAGACGGCCTCCTGGTCGAGCAGGTCTACGGCAAGCAGGCGTCCGGCAATCTGGAAGCCGTCATCGACCGGCTGACGGAAGCCCTCGCTAAGAAGGTCTCCAAGGCCAGCTCGGCGACCGCAGCCACTGCCGGCGACGGTAAGACTGGCCGCGGCGGGCGTGCGGCCGGCGCCACCGCAGCAACTGCCGGCGACGACGGCGCTGCCCCGCAGGTGTAAGCCATGGCCCAGCCCCCCGCCTACAACCGGGTAAAGGACTTTGGCACCGACTACGGCGACCAGACCGACAACCAGGCAATCAACAACGAACTGGATGGCGCATCCAAGTCCATCAACGCGATTCGGGAAAACCTCGCGAAGATCCAGCGCGACGACGGGGGGCTGGCCAACGGCATTGTTACCGAAGACTCGCTCGATCCGGCGCTGAAGGATGCGCTTTACGACGAGTTTTCAGGCAACGTCAATGACGCGGTGCTGGAGGCCAAGCAGGCGGCGGCCGAGGCGAATACCGCGGCGATCGCGGCGGAGGACGCCCGCGATCAAACCCTGCAGATCGCTGAAAGTTTCGGTGATCTGGATGGCGCGCGCACGCAATGGGAGGCCGCCGTCTCGCAGTCTCAGGCAGGCGCGGCCAGTGCCGAGGCGGACGCGGCCAGCGCATCCGCTGATGCGGACCGGGCGGAATCTGCTGCTAGTGCCGCTGCAGTGGCGGGGCGGATGTACGACACGCCTGCCGATGGCGTGGCCGCGGTTGGAGGTGTGCCGGTCGGCCAGTACTTCACTGTGCCCTCCGACCACTATCAGGGGTTCGTCGATCTGTACAAGAACGACGGCGGTGTGCCGCAGTACGTCGAAACCTACCCGAACCTGGAGGCGGCGCTGGCTGCGATCGCAGCAGCGACCTTGGCGTATCGACCGATCCCGATTCAACGCAAATTGCTGCCGCCGCCCAGCGCGGGCAGCAATACGTGGCCGTTCGGGTATGCGGTTGGGCAGGTCGTGCTCGCGGGTATCGACAAGCTGGCGCGGTGGCGCGGGCAACTGGTGCCGGACGATTTTTACCGCCGCGCGCTTCTTCGACCAGCCCAGTCGCTCAAGAGGGTAGTTCTGCAGTTTGCGACGCCTCATGGGGCGGTTCTGGGTGGGTGGGATGGTCTGGGAAGGCTTCGGGCTCCTATGGTGGCGGACGATACGATGAAACGAGTTCTACTGCGCTCGCCGACCGATCCGGGCGGCAGACTGGATTTTGCCGACAAGGCTGGCAACGTTTACGTGCGCTATCCGAATGAGGACGGGGAGGCGGGAGGCTCGCTGACCGGCCTGTATGCGTCCATCGACGCAGCCACCAAGACCACGACCTTCATTTGGCCGCACGGGGCGTCCAAGATGCTGCGCGTGGTCCTGCGTCCGAACGGTCACAACGATCTGTACAACGTGCGAAGCGTGAGCATTGCGGACCTCGGCGCGCCGGAGACCGCCGTCTGGTCCACCCTGCTCGACACGGACACCGACTGGTTTCCGCCGATGGCGTTCAAGGCGCTGAACAACGGGGACGGCTCGACGACCGTTATCTACACCGGCGGCAACCACGGCGGGGATGGTAACGATGGCGGTGCACAGACGGCGCGCATGGCGTCCTGGGCGGTATCCGTAGATGGCCGCCCGCTCAACGCGACCGAAAGTTTTACGGGCTACGTGGACCGCGTGACGGTGTCGTGGAAGAACGAGTTGATGGCATACAACACCATCAGCCTGAACCGGTATACGTTGCGGCAGAACTTCACCATCCACGTTCGCCCGGGCGACATCGACACTTACGCGACCGTCACTTCGATGCCCGGCGAGGACAACGAGATCATCACCGACAACGCGCTGCAGATGAGCGCGACCGGATACAACCAGACCTGCCACTTCCTGGGCGGAATCCTCCAGGCGCGCACGACCTATTCCGCCGCGCTCGGCACGAATTCCGGACCGTCATCCACCTGGCCGGCATGGGCAATTTCCTTCGGTCATGCAACCAACGGCTTCCTGACGTCCTGGATGGACAGGAGCTTCGGAGCCGGCGATGGATCGTTGCTGTCTCCTTCGGCGGCGTTTATGCGTGTCCAGGCGAAGGGCTATCACGCGGTGGTATCGAGCGCTCCGTACGTGTTGTCTGCAGGCAACTCCTACCAGTGGCACGGCGGTTATTCCTGGGCGCCGCCCGACATCGTGCTGGGTCTTGACTGCGCCTTCCTTCACCGGCGCGCCAATAAACCGTACCTCGCCTGGGCCTTCACCGCAGCAGGTGCAGGCGTGATCGATCTTCCCTCCGAGTACGTCGGGTCCATCGTCGGCACTGCCTCTGTCGGATCGGCCGGCCTAGCGGTCAGCGCAGCGGGTTACGACGTCGAATCCCAACCCATCCAGTGAGTGCACTATGCCCAACTACATTCAGCAGCTCGACAACATTGCCATCGCCAACCTGCCGGGCCGGTACGGGGTGATCGATTCCGATCCGCCCGCCGAAGAGGCGATCGTCAATATCTCTGACGAGAACGGCGACCCTATCGTTCAGTACTGGTTTGATCCCGCGGCGGCTTGGTTCACGAACGAGAACGGCTATCTCACATGGACTGAACGCATGGCCGGCGAGAAATTCCATGTTTCCGGCGCACCCACGCTGGGACCCGGGATCAATTCGCAGCCCGCCCTTCTTCTGGACGGGACGGGTCGCCTTTTCAGCGCCAGCGGCAATGCCCGATTCAACGCCACGGAATTCACGACCGTCATGGTTTGCCGAACCACTGTGGTGCCTGGCGTCAAGATGCTTGTAGGCCGCGCCTCTTCGCCGCCGGAGCCCACCCCGATCTGCCCAATGTTGATGTTGCAGGAAGCTTCGAGCGGCGGCCGGGACATTCTCGCCAGCCGCGAGAACGGTGGCGGTGGTGCGATCCGGGCTGCCCACAATTCGGCGTCATTCGACTACGCCAATTCGGATCTGTTGGTCATGAACACCTTTTCGACGCGGGCCGGTGTAGGTCTTCGGCGCAATGGCGCCGAAGTAGCGCGCAACGCCGCGGCTGTTGCGCCACTGACCACAACGGCTTTTGTCCTGGGCGGGGACCTTAGCACCAGTTCGTTCCCCGGCTCCTTCCAACACATCTTCATTTGCCGCGTGGACCTGTCGTTGCCGCAATGGAAGTTCGCGCTCGACCGCATCGAATCGTTCCTGCTGTCCAAGTACGCCATCGCCGTGGGGTCCTAAATGACCGACTGGGAAAAAACCATTGCTTATCTGGCTGGCATCGGCGCACTGGTGGCGGTCGGGCGCGCTCTGACGAACAAGGAGCCGCTGTCCTGGCGCGTGGTGGTCGGCCGCGTCATCCTGGGCAGCGCCCTGGCGACCGTGGCGGGCATGCTGCTGATCCCATTTCCGGATGCGCCCATGCCGGTCCTGTGCGGAGCCGGCGCAGCGCTGGGAATCCTGGGCGAGCAAATCCTGGAACTTGCCGCGCGCCGTTTCATCAGCTTCAAGCTCGGCGGGGGGGATCGGCCATGAGCCAAGCACCTGAATACAACCGGGAAAAGAACTTCCTGGACAACAACCCGGACCGCACCGACCACGGGGCGATCAATCGCGAGCTGGACAACGTTTCTACGTCGGTGAACGGGCTGCGCGCCAACCTGGCGCTCATCCAGGATGACGACGGGGGGCTGAAGCCGGGCATTGTCGATATCGCCCAGCTCACGCCGGACGCGCAGGCGAATCTGTCGCAGCCAGGGCCGGCCGGGCCGGAGGGACCGCAAGGCGTTCAAGGGATCGAAGGGCCAGTCGGGCCTGCGGGGCCATCGTTCGATGCTGACGCGCGCGACCTGTCAGCTAATCGGGTCCTGTATGACAACCGGCTGAAGGGCTTTGCGTTCCTCGCCATCGATACCGGCCTGTTGTCGTTCAAGCAATCGGCGACGATCGGCGACTGGTCGCCGGGGTTTCCCTTCGGCAAGGGCGAGCGCGGCGACCGCGGCCCGCAGGGCGTGCAAGGACTGCAGGGACTGCGTGGGCTCCAGGGGCTCCAGGGGATCCAAGGAACCCAGGGGCCTGCTGGAACGCCTGGGGCGGTCGACTACAGCCGCACGGTGCTCAACGACATCACGACCGACCAATCTATCCAGAGCCCGCTATCAGCGCCCTCATTTTCGGGCGCGCAGCGCATGGCCGGGCCCGAATACGTGTTCACGGGCTTCCCGCTGCGCCTGATCCCGGTCAACGACCGCCTTCGGCTGGACGACAACCAGAACACGCCGGCGCTTGCCTCCCTTGAAGTGGCCTCCTTGGTCACAAGCGGCACTGGCGCGGCGGAGACGGGCCTGAAACTGGCGAACGGCGCCGACATCGGTACGCTGTTCGACCCCGCTGGCGCTGCCGCGGGGAAGTTGGCCAGCGTGGACGCATCGCCCAAGATGGTCACCCTGACCGGAAAAACCACGCTCACCGCGACGCTGTCGCAGGTTGGCGGCCAGGTCGTGCTTACCCTGGAGGCGGTATGAACGGACTAGCCGAACGAAACAAGACGCTCGGCCAGTTGCGCCGGGACCTGCGTGCGCGCCTGGGGTTCGCCGTGCAAGGGCCCGCCGCCGAGAATAACCGCGACGTGCTGAACAATATCCTGCAGGAAGGTCACGAATTCATCGCAGCGCAGGTGGATGCCGCAGTCATGCGCAAGAAGTGCACGCTTCGCATGCAGGCCGGCTCCTACCTATACGACTGGCACAACGACGCCGAAGACGAGGACATCGACCCGTCGCGCGTGCTGTCGGTCTGGGTGGTGGTCGGCGAGACCTGCCGCGATCCTATGGTCCAGGGCATTAGCGAGCGCCACCGGGAGCAGAGCGACCTCCGCGACTACCCGACGCGCTACGACACCCTGAACGGACAGATGGAGGTCTGGCCGATCCCCGGCGGCGGCTACGACGTGATCATCGAGTACATCGCGCCGCCGTCTCGGTTCGAGCAGGACCAGGACCGACCCAGCGTGCCCAGCCGGCTGTTGTTCCTGTACGCGCTGTCGGTGGCCAAGGCGCATTACCGCCATTCGGACGCTACGGTGGCGGGCGAGACCTTCAACCGCATGCTGGCGCGCTACAAGTCCGACCAGCACGAGAACCACCGCTATGTGGCCGGCTGCTCGGCCGCCGAAGCGCCGCAGGTCGTGCGCTCTGGCGATAAATTCATCCTGGGGCGATAAATGGCCGGACCTCGATCCATCACTTTCGACAAGTTCGACCTGGGCATCGATCGGCGCAAGGGCGCCAGTGTTTCCGACGCCAACCGGCTGCTGGAGATGAAGAACGCCTACGTGACGACCGGCCTGGCCACGCAGAAGCGGCCGGGCCTGGTCAAGGTCACCAGCCTGGAACCTGGAACGGTTGGCCTGTTCGCCGGCCTGGGCAAGCTCAACACCTTCTATGGACAGGGCTCCGTCATCCATGCCGATACCCGATTCCAGGCCCACAAGGTGGCGCATCCGGACGGTGAGCGGCCGCTGAAAGACGTGTGGTTTGCCGATGTCTTCAACGCCTACATCTACGCGTCGGTCGAGTACCAGGACGGCACGGTCAAGCACCACTACCTGGACGGGGAGGCAGTCACGGCGGTGACGGACGTCAATTGCCCTCATTCCAAGCCGGTGCTCAAGACGGCTTCCCGGATCTTCGCAGCGGGAACGGACGGCTCGACGGTGCGCTACAGCGCCGCCAACAAGCCGCGAGACTGGACGGCCGAGAACGACGCCGGCTTCCTGCCGACCGGCCTGCAATTCAGCGGCGACCGCAACGCCAATGCGCTGGGCCTGCACCAGGCCAATCTGGTGGTACTGGCGCGCGACGGCGCGCAGATCTGGGACGTGCAGAACGTGGACCCGTCCACTATGAAGCTGGTCGATCGGGTGGAGAACGTGGGCACCAGCTACGCGCGGACGGTGCGCAACGTGTCCGGCGACCTGTACTTCCTGGCTGACTTCGGCTTTCGGTCCATCACGACGCTGCAGTACACCAACAACCTGGCCGACGTCGACGTAGGTAGCCCCATTGATTCGCTTGTGGTGCCGGACATCCGCCAGTCCCAGGCGGTGCCAAAGGCCTTTTTCCACTACGGGACGGGTCAGTACATCTGCGTCATCGGCAGCATCCTGTACGTCTATTCGGTGTCGCGCACGGCCAAGATTGCGGCCTGGTCCCGCTACTACATCCCGTTCCGGGTGGATGCCTTTGCCGAATTGAACGGCGAGCTGTACTTCCGCAATGGGGACGACATCTACCGGTTCACGGCCGATGCCTACGACGACGCCGGCACGCCGTTTGAGGTGCTGCTGCAGCTGCCGTACATGGACCTGAAGGCCCCGGGCCAGATGAAGCGCATCCTGGGCGCCGACCTGGTCATTGAAGGCGAGTGCAGCTTTTCCATTGCGTTCGACGTGCGCGAACCCGACGCTTATACGCCGCCCGTGCGCATCCGCGGCAATACCCGTCCCGGCGGCGTCATCCCGATGGAGTGCTGCGGCACCGAGTTCTCGCTGATCTTCCGCAACCTGTCGAGCAAGCCCTTCCGGCTGGATGCGGTGACGTTGTACTTCGAATCTCTGGGGGCCGTGTGAGATTGACCTTTATCCAAGGCAAGGAGGCGCTGGAGGCAGAATTCCCCCAGTTGCTGCCGATCTTCGAGCGGTTGCCGCCAGTGCCGGAGTACCGGCCCGCCCAATTGCTGGATCTGGCTTTGCGCGGCGCTGCGCACATCGGGCGGTTTGAAGATGACAGCGGCGAGGTGGTCGGGGCAATGGCGTTCGAATTCATCAACTACCCGGATGCCTTGGCCGTGAACATCATCGCCCTAGCCGGGGAGCGCCTGGATGAGATCGCAGGCGACCTCTTCGGCAAGTTCAAGGATTTCTGCCGGCTCGCTGGGGCCGACATAGTGGAGGCGCGGTGCGGTGAGGCGATGAGCCGAATGCTGCAGCGCTACGGTTTTGGCAAGGCGTACAACGTCGTGCGCGCGAAATTGGGAGATTGATATGTCAGGTGGCGGCGGTGGCGACGGTGGCGCCCAAAAAATGGAAGACCAGCGGCAGGCCCGGGTGGAGTCTGCTGTCAAGGCGATCAATTCGATTTTCGATGGTTCTCCGACTGTGCGCGGCGCGGGCCAGGCAACGGCGTTTGACCCGAACCAGTCTTACTACACCGCCGATGGCTCCGCATATACGGCGCCGACCGTATCGACAAGCCGCGGGCATTGGACGGGAACCGGTGGGGATGCGGGTGATGCCGCCTGGGTTCAAGACCCCAGCGCGGGCGGCTTGGACATGGACCAGATTAACGAAGCGCTGCGCGGCGGCCAGCTGTTCACGGGCGTTGAGCGTACTGCGGGGCAGGACCGCAGCGGCATGTATAACGAGCAGCGCCAGGCCGTGACTGACCTGAACCGCCGTGACGTCGACCGGCAGTTTCTGGATGCCGAGCGCCAGAACCGGTTCGGGCTGGCGCGCGCAGGCCTCTCCGGAGGCTCGGCCGACATCGACAGCAATGCCGACCTGACGCGCCGGACCAACGAAGGACTCATGAAGGCGTCCGGGATTGGCGACCAGGCGGCGGCGGACCTCCAGACGTCCGACGAACGCAGCCGCCAGAACCTGATTTCGATGGCGCAATCCGGCATCGATACGGGCCAGGCCGCGCAGATGGCGCTTTCCCAGCTGGACGCCAATTCGGCGAATGCTCAGTCCGCGCGCTCGGGTGCCACCGTGGGTAACCTCTTTGGCGATCTGGCGCAGGCCTACCTGTACGGTCAGCAGCAGCAGGGGGCCCGCGCAGGCGCCGCGCCGTACCAGCAGTGGACGCCGGGGGCCAACAGCCCCCGTAGCTCCTACGGCGGCACCACGGGATAGGGCACACCATGGAAATCTGCCCCGTAACGATCGACGCAGTGCCGACCGCTTCCCCCAGTGGTGGCCTCAGTCTTCCCACCATGAGCCCCGAAGCCATCCAAAAGGTGCGTGCGCTGCAGGACGCTCTGGCCGATTGCGAACAGGTCGATATGCCGACCGAACACCTGATTCACGCCGGCATGTATGCCCGCACGGTTCGTCTGGGCCCCGGGGTGGCGTTGGCTGGCGCGCTGCTGAAGGTGGCCACGACCGTGATTGTCAGCGGTGACTGCACAGTATTCATCGGCGACGAGGCCGTCGAACTGTCCGGCTACAACGTGCTGGCGGGCGGCGCTGGTCGGAAGCAGGCCTTCGTTACGCACAGCGAGGTCTGCATTACGGCCATCTTCGCCACCGATGCCGCATCCGTGTGTGAGGCAGAGGCCGAGGCGACCGACGAGCACGAATCCCTGCAAACGCGTCGTGTCGATGCTGGCGCGCTGGCTTTCTCTGGAGCACAGAAATGTCATATGTTGCCGTAGTCGGCGCCGTTGTCGCTGCGCTTGGCGCAGCCACCCAATACCAGACGCAGCGCGACGCCTCGAAGCGTCAGCAGCGCCTTATCCAGGAGAACCTGCAGCGCCAGCAGGGCTACCAGCAGCAGGCCGAGCAGGCGGCGCTGGCGCGCGCGCAGGAGTTCGCGCCGGAGACGCGCCAGGATAAGCAGCAGCAGCTGGAGCAGGAAGCAACCCAGCAGCTTATCCGGCCTGTCGAGCAGGCAGCGCCCGCGATGCAGGACCAATCCGCCGTCCAGGGCGCGGTTTCGTCGGACTACACGGCCGCGCGCGCCAAGTCACAGGCGGCGCAGATGCGCGACGCCAACGCGCTGGCCAGCATCCTCGGCAAGATCACGGGCGCGGGCCGTCTGCGCACGAACGAGGCGCTGGATATGGCAGAAACCGGGCAATTCATCGACCGGCTCAAGAGCTTCTCCAGCGGTCAGAATTCGGCGGCGCAGGTCGGAATCTCCCGGGCGGGGCAGCCGGATGGTGGCGCCATGTTGCTTGGCGGTCTGATGCAGGCAGGAGGGACAGCAGCGCTTGCCGGCGGGCTTGGTGGTGGCGCGGGGGGCAGTGCCTGGTCAGGCAGTGGCATCACGCCGGGGGCTGGCGGTACCGGATTTACTGGCCTGGGCCAAACTGGCCTTCGCCTACCCGTGCTCGGATGAGGTAGCCATGAACGACAATTTCACCAACGGCGCAATGCCGGGCCTGAGCAGCGCTATCAAGGCGCTTGCCCTTGGCGGCAATGTGCGCCAACAGGCCCAGATGCAATCCGGGTTGATGTCTGCCCAGGCGGCTAAGGCTGGTCAGGATGCCGCGCTCGATGCGCTCAAACTCCGGCAATTGCAGGATCCCAACACCGCGGCGCAACTGGAAGCGATCGCGCCAGGTCTTGGCGTTCTGTTTGGCACCGGCGGCGACGTCAGCAATCTGGCCGGTGGCGCGAAGTCGCTGCAACAGGTCGGCCATCGTCGGCAGGTGCTGGAGAACTTCGGCAATCCCGGGACGAACCGCGACGCCATCAACATGCTGACCTCGGTGGTGGAGGGGAAGACCTATGAGCCCTATTCCAACATCGGCGAGACTGGCGCTGTCCTGGATAAGGGCACCGGTGCCGTGGGCGTGGCCAACCCGGGGATGGCTGCCCTGTTCGGACGCGAGGCCGCCGCAGGTGCGGCGCTGAAGGAAGCCCAGGCTCGGGATGCTGGTAAGAAGTGGGACACCACGCGCGGAGGCACGGTTGATCTGGCAACCAATACCTTCCAACCCGCGACCGTCCCAGGCGGCGGGGCTCTGCCGCAGTCGGCCACGGCCTACAACAAGGCCTACGACGAGAACAAGGCAAAAGACCTGGTCGAGGTCGAGAACGTCATTCGGAAGGCGGGCATGCAGGCGCCGTCCACATTGGGCAAGCTCCAAGAGATGGAACGTCTGGTGGGCGACTTCGAAGGTGGCCGGCTGACCGGCATGGCGATGTCGGCCGCCTCGATCGGCAATTCCCTGGGCATCCCTGTGGACCCGAAGCTGGGCGACAAGCAGGCGGCGGAAGCCCTGTTCAACGAATTTGCCCTGAAACTGAAGAACGCCGGGGGCACCAACCAGATGCCCGGCGCGCTATCCGACCGCGACCTGTCATTCCTGCAGGCGACGGCCCCGCAGTTGACCCAATCGGCGGCCGGCCGCCGGCAGATCATCGATTCGTACCGCAAGCTGGCGCAGCGTGATCAGCAGGTAGCCAACATGGCGGCCGCCTACAAGCAGCGCAACAACGGGCGGCTGGACGACGGTTTCTTCGAACGCTTGGCGGCTTGGTCCGAGCGCAATTCCCTTTTCGGCGACTGATATGGCCACCATCGAAGAACTGTCTGGCTACGCGAAGGACCCACGCGTCCGGCGCTTTCTCGATGCCATCGGATCTGCCGAGGGCACCGACACTCACGGCTACAGCACTGCCTTTGGCGGTGGCAAGTTGGAATCCCTGGTCGATCACCCGCGCCAGCTTCAGGACTTTACCCAGACGGACGGCACGCCGAACAAGACCAGCGCGGCCGGCCGGTACCAGTTCCTGCAGGGCACATGGGACGACGTGGCCAAGTCGCTGAGCTTGCCGGATTTCGGCCCGCAGAGCCAAGACATCGCCGCGGTAGAGCTCTTGCGCCGCAATGGGGCGCTGCCTGCGCTCCTTGCCGACGACTACGATACTGCGATCAAGAAATCTGGCAGCACCTGGGCGAGCCTGCCCAGCAGTCCCTATGCGCAACCCAAGCGCTCGCAAGGATTTATGGCCAACGCTCTGGACCATGCGGCGCAAGCAATCTTCCCCGCCGCGCAAGCCGGCACCCTCCCGCAGAATGACCCGTTCGCGGACATCTTCGCGGACATGCCGAAGGCCGTGCCGGCGCCGGCTGCGGCTGAAGCTGCCCCGGCTATGGCCAGCGGTGCCGATCCGTTCGCCGATATTTTTGCTGATGAGCCGAAACCTGCCGCACCTTTGCCGGGCGCTGTGGCGGCCCAGGCGGCCCCTGTGAAGGTCGGGCCGCCGCACGAGCAACTGGAGACTGCGCCGACCGCTGATCGTGGTGGCATTGGTGGCGGCCTGTTCATGGGGGCTATTCGCGACCCGCTGGACGCCGGCGCGCAGATGCTGGTCCGCGGCGCACGCGCTGCCGCGGGTGTCATCCCCGACGCGCTAGGGGGGGAGACGGCGCGCCGATTCATGGACGACCAGGTCGGCGGCGTTGATAAGCAAGTCCGCACCGCGAACCAGGAATACGACGAATCCCGCGAACTGGCTGGCCGTGATGGCATGGATATCGCCCGCGGCGTGGGCAACGTGGCCAGTCCGGCAAATATCCCGATTGCTCGAATGGTCGGCGGCGCCAGCACGCTAGCGCAGCTCGCGGGGCGCGGTGCTGCCGCAGGAGCCGCTGGCAGCGTGATGCAGCCCATCGTCGATAAGGACCGGCAGGACAATTTCGGCGGCGCGAAAGCTGGACAGGCCGCCATCGGCGCTGCTGCCGGCGCCGTGCTGACCCCCGCGATGGCGCGCGCGACCGAGGCAATCGCCCAGCGTGCCTCTTCCTTGCTGAGCCGCCTTCGTGGGCCGTCACAGGCCCAGATCGACACCGCCATGCGTCAGGCTGCGCAAGAGGTGGGCGGCGGCGATGCGTCGCAAATCCCCGAATCGATCCTTCGCGGCGTTCGCGAGCAAGTCGCCGAGGCGATAGCCGCAGGCCGAACCCCTGATACCGCCGCGCTGCTGCGTAGGGCCGAGTTCGAAGGCCTGGGCATGCAGCCGACGCTGGGCCAGATCACCCGCGACCCGATGCAGTTCGCGCGCGAGCGCAACTTGCGCGGGGTCGATCTTGGCGGTGGGCAGAATCCGCTGGCCGGGCGGTTCGCCGAGCAGAACCAGCAGTTGGTGCGGCAGTTCGACGACCTCGGCGCCGGCCGCGCGGATGAGGCCTATACCGCGGGATCGCGCCTGATCAACCAGCTGCGCGCGGCGGACGAGCCAGTGCAGGACGCCGTCAATGCGGCGTACCGCGCCGCGCGTGGATCGGACGGCCGTTATGCCGACCTGAACACGGCGGCCTTTTCTGAGCGCGCCAACAGCGTCCTAGACGAGCAGATGCTTGGCCGGTTTTTGCCGGATGGTGTCCGAGGCATGATGAACGACGTTTCAAGCGGGCGGATCCCGTTGAACGTCAACAATGCGGTGCAGTTCGACAGCGTGCTGGCCGAGGCACAGCGCGCAGCAACGCGAACCGGTGATCGTGCCGCCGCGCGAGCGGTAGGCGTCATCCGCGACGCGTTGCACGGCACGCCGCTGGTCGACGATGTCGCGGCCGCATCGGCCGCACCTGGCCAACAGCTCCTTGGTGCCTTCGACAACAAGACCGCCGGCGCGGTTGCATCTGCTGCGCCTGACGCGCCACCGCAAGGTGTGGGAGCAGCCGCGCGTCAAGCCTTCGACCAGGCCCGAGCGCTGGCGCGCGACCGGTTCGCCGCCATCGAACAGTCGCCGGCTCTGAAGGCTGCACTGGATGGCGCGGACCCGGACAGCTTTGTCCGGAAGTACGTGCTCGGGGGGACGACCAACGAGCTGCGGGCAATGCGTGACGTGCTGGAGCGGTCGCCGGAAGCAGTCCAACAGGTGCGATCGCAGATTGCGGAACATCTCCGGAACGCGGCATTCGGGCCCAATGCGGCGGGCGATACACCCATGGCAGTGTCGCGCTACATGAGCGCATTGCAGCGCATGGGGCGGGACAAGCTGGAAACGTTCTTTTCGCCTGAAGAGGTCCAGCGACTGGCAAGCGTCGGCCGTGTCGGCCAATTCATTACGACCCAGCCGGCGGGCGCCGCGGTGAACAACAGTAATACCGCATCTGCGGCGATGAACCTATTGGCGGAGCTTTCGGGCCCGGTTGGCAGGTTTCCTGGCGTCCGCCTTCTGCGCGATCAGGTGCGCGGCTGGCAGAACGAGCAGGCCGCCGGCCGAGCGCTTGCGGCCCAGCCTGCTGCACCACGCGCCGAACTTCCGCCCGAGGTCATGAATGGCCTGCGCATGCTGTTCCCGCTTGCTCCGGTTGCGGGCGGCGTTGCGGGCGGCTCGCTTCTCCAATAGGCCCAGGACCACCGACCATAGGCCGATGCCTATGGCGGTGCAGACGATGCGGAAGATTTCGTCAGGCGACATCGTCAATAGCAGTTGGTATTGATGATGTTGCCCGCGGAGGTGCTGACGCAATTCATGGGGGAAGCTGGCCTCGGAAAGGCATTTTGCACGGCGGAACCAACGCCCAGCATAAAAACTCCGAGGGCGGCATTGTTTTGCTGATCTACTCCGGCGTTGTGGCTGTCAACGCGGTGTTGATATTCCCGCTCATGATCCAGCCGTTTTTTCTGAATTAGGTAGGTGGCCTCTTGCTCGCTTACCTTGCTCTGCTCAAGATCCGTGTACACCTTCACCGCGTAATTCCAGGCATCCTGGGCTGCATAGTCCTGGGGGTAATTCGTAGCCACATAGTCGGCGATACGTTCGGCACCCTGTAGCTTTGTAAGCGATCCCGCCTTGACTTCGGCTTGCGTGCTGTTGACGTAGGTGTCGTATGTGGTCTGGGCTTGCTTTTCCTGGGCGCTGGGCGTGTGCGTTTGAGCACATCCAGACACCGCAAGGGCCAAGGCTCCCGCCACGATCATCTGCTTCAACATACCCGCTCCTAGAGCAATAGTTGCGCAGATTCTACTCCGGAGCAAAGGTGTTGATGAAAATCCGCCACCGCCCCGCGCGCGCCGCAGAATTGCCTCATCGAAACAGCGGGGCCCATCATGAGCTTCTCCCTTTCCCTGCGCAGCCTTGATCGCCTGGCTGGCGTGCATCCTGACCTGGTCGCGGTGGTGAAGCTGGCCATCCAGCGCACCGCCGTGGATTTCACAGTCGTGGAGGGGCCGCGCACCGCTGAGCGACAGCGCGAGCTGGTCGCCAAGGGCGTCAGCCAGACTCAGAACAGCCTGCATTTGAAGCAACCGGACGGCTACAGCCACGCCGTGGACGTGGCGCCGCTGGTGAACAAGGCTATCCCGTGGGGCGACTGGGAGCAGTTCCGCCGGCTGGCCGACGTGATGAAGGCGTGCGCCGCCGAGCTGGGCGTGCCGCTGGAGTGGGGTGGCGACTGGAAGACGCTGAAGGACGGGCCGCATTTCCAGATCCCGCGCGGTTGGAAGGGGCGGGCATGAGCGTCGCCGCCAAGCTTGGCCAGGCGCTGGTCGGGTGGAAAGGTTATGCGGCGGTCGGGCTGGCGGCCGCAGCACTGGCCGGCGGCGCGGCGTGGACCGCCCAGGGCTGGCGCAAGGACGTCCATATCGCCGAACTGCAGCGGGACCAGCAGCAAGCCCGTGCCGACACGAACGCCGCTGCACTGGACGCCATCAAGCTGGACATCAGCGCGATCGCTGGCGCAACTGCGCGCGCGGCTGCCGATGCCGGCGCACTTCCGGCCCAAGTGGGCGAAATCACCAAGGCACTGAAAAATGCGAAACCTCTTCTTGCTGGCTGCCGCCCTGATGATGTCCGGGTGCGCAGTCTCACCGACGCAGTACGTGCCGCGCGAGGTGCCGCCGCTGGACGGCAGCCTGGCCGCGCCGTGCCCGCCGATCCCGGACCCGCCGCAAAACCCTGAAAGCTATGACGATTGGCAGGCGTGGGCGCAGGATCAGGTGCTGGTGCTCTGGGGGATCTGCGCGTCGCGGCACCGGGAAACTGTGCGGGCGTGGCCTAGTCCGGCCAGTCCACGGCCGCCGCCGGCAGGAGCCGTTCCAAGATGAATGTGGCCCGGTAGGTGGCCGGGCTGGCGCCGCGGTCAATCACCAGCAGGCCATCGCGTTCGCCGGCGGCCAGCACGTCGCGGAACTTCGGCCCGCCGGCAAGGCCGAAAGCACGCTGCAGACGTTCCGCGCTCAGGTAGTCGCCATTCTTGACGCTGGCCAGCGCTGGTAGGGCGCGAATCCAGATGTCTCGGACTGGAGGGGTGTTGATGTAGTCGGTCATAGCCTCTCCGCGCGCTGGGCCAGCCAGAACCAATGGCTGTGCTTGGCGCGCTTCAGCTTCTGCTTGCGGAAGAAAATGCGCACCGGGCCCACGTGGCCGGCGTTAATCTCGACGGGGTACTCCCGGTCTTCGGCCGTCTCTGCTGGCGGTAGGGATTGCTTGCCCTCGGCCACGTACTGGCCCGGCACCTCGGCGAGAATTCCGTTTTCGTTCATGGTCAATCCAGCTTGTTGGCTATTTCTGTGGCGCTTTCGCGGTAATAAATCATCAGACTGCGCGGATCTCGGTGGCCCACCATGCGGGCCAGTTCCAGCAACTCCAGCTTCTTGGACAACCTAGTGATTGCCGTGGCTCGCGCATCATGGAACGTCGGGCCGTCGACCTGCGCCAGCGTCTTTCCCTGCCGGAAGTAGGCATCCCGCAGGCCGGCATTCACCGTGAAAACTCTGTCTTCGTCGATACCCCTCATCGATTCCAGCAGTTCGGCGGCTCGCCGCGACAGCGGCACATCGCGCGCATCGCCGTTCTTCGATTTGGGCAAGTGCAGCATGCGGCGTGCCAGGTGCACGTGCTTCCATTCCAGGGTCAGGATCTCACCGGAGCGCATGGCCGTTTCCAGCGCCAGCAGGAAAGCCACGGCGGTCTGTTCGCGCTTATCCTTGGGCGTGCCGCCGGCGTAACCCAGGGCCTCGACAATCCGCTCAGCCTGGCCGTCCTTGAAGATTACCTTGCGCGCCGGGTTGTCCTGGGGCTTGACGACATCGGGCCAGGGGTCGTGATCCACATACCGCCACTCGCCCAACTTGGCTCGGGTCCAGATGGCGCGCAGCAGGCCGATTTCTCGCAGCACCGTGGCGCCCTGCACCTTGGTCATCCGGCGATCGCGCCAGGCGGCCAACTCGCCCGGCCCTATATCTTGCATGACCAGCTTGGCCAGAGGGTCAGATTGCATGGCGGAGATTCGCGCCTTCTCCCACCGCTCGCCGGCCTTTTCGGGGCTGACTTCATTGGCGTAGCGCTGCATGACGTCGCCGAGCGTCCAGCGCTGAACCTTGCCGGCGCGCACGCTGGCCAACTCCAGCTCGCGCCGGTTGGCCCAGTCCATGGCCTCTCGTTTTGTGGGGAAGGTGGCGCTTTCGCGGTGTCCATTGCGGGCGACTTCAGCCCGCCATGAATCCCCGCGCTTTCTGTATGAGGGCATTGGCGTAATCTCTGGCGTACGTTTGGCGTACGAGATTAGCAAAAACAGTGATGGATTGTGCTGCGCGGTGATGTTGTGGGTTCCTTTCGGCACCCATAATCACCTATGAAGATGGCGTTGCGTGGCGTAATGTGGCGCCGTGTGGCACTGCGGAGTGGTGCCCGAGACCGGAATCGAACCGGTACGGCCTTGCGGCCGAGGGATTTTCTTACCACTTCGGCTTTCGCCGCCAGCGCGAAAACGCTGTTCGTGGTCTGGAGCACGCCTTCACCATAGCCTTGCGGCCTTAGGTGCCCGCCGTCTGCTCTCTACACCTTCCCCGGTTTTTCAACCGGGGCTTGGCTCGGCGTTGGCTCGGAACAGGTCCAGGGCGTTCGCCGAATTTGACGGGCTACACCTTTGGAGTTTCCTCCAAAGGGCTCAAATTAGTTTAAGTCCCTTGTGTCTACCAATTTCACCACTCGGGCGTTGCGCGGCCCATGCAGGGCCGGCAGCGGGCGTGACTATACCATCTTGGGCGCAGGGGCATTGGCCC